ACTTTTATTAACTCTGAAAAATGAAGTAATGCTGAATTGTAAACCCTTTTTATATGGGGATAAGAGTATTTCAGCTCTTTTGCTATTTCGCCCAACTTCTTATATTCTATATACCTTTTGCAAAGAACTTTAATTTGTGCTAAATCATCAAGGCTATATATTCTGTCTACAATTTTGTCTCTCTCAATCCTGAGATTATCAATAGCCGCTTCCATCTCCATAACCCGCTCTATACTTCTAGTAAAACTAGCATCTTTAGGTGGACTTGTCTGCACTCGTTCTTCAGACAGATTCTGAGAAGGTAAAGCTGGTAATGTATCACGGAATGAATTTAGCTCGTCTTTTTTGCTTTCTATCAGCATGTCAAGTTTTTCAATTTTGCTTAAATATTGTTTTGCTGTCATTCATTCACCCCCTTTTAGCTTTTCCGGTAGCACGCTTAAGTCTGACTAAATTCACTATTACTTCTAACCGTAATTGTTATAAATCTTAAAGTCTTCTTGAGAGTCAAAGGTTTCGGTAGTTATGTATGTATTTACAGTTACGTACCTTCTACCAGCTTTTACAACTTTCACTTCAAGAACTCTATCCAGCTCTTCTTTGTGAACATTACCCTCGTATCCTTTTCGCACAAGATATAAAGTCTGCCCTACCTTCAAATCTTTTATATCAATCATCTCTACTCCTCCACCTTGTAATAACCGTAATCAAGAAAACTGGTGACATAACTATAAATTTCTTCATTCATTTCTTCTTCGTTTTCAAAATCCTTCTCGTCCAATTCAAGCACATCTTCAAGGTTTATATGAGCGGTCACTCTGTATTTAGCCATTACTCCCTCCCAATTTCTTTTTCAATAGCTGTAACAATATCTAGTGCTTTCTTTTCTCCTACTCCCTTAACACTTAGTAATACTTTTTCAATCAAGCTGATATCTAATCTGGGCACAGACGCTTGCCCATCCTCAAATCCGCTCTTATACATTGACTCTGCCCACAATGTCATTTGGTGATGATCCATTCTCTTTATGTTCAGGTATTCCTTCCTGTTTAACTCAAAACTCTTCTTAGCCATATTTCCTCCTAAAATATACTTAATTGCTTTTCACAATCATAATTCATCCACAGTACTTCTTTTGCTTTCCTCATACTTTGCGTTAGACTAAAACCTGTCTTTTTTCTCCAGCCTTTTAACGCATCATTGTATAGATCTGACTCATAGCCGCTTATTATAATCTTACTTTTGCTCTCAAGTACAGTATTAAGCAAGTCTTCATGGTCTTTATTGCTCATCTCAAAATTATACTGTTTTGAGCTGTTGCGTGTTTCTAACAAGTATGGCGAATCACAATATATTAGACACTTAGGATTATTAAATCTCCGTATGACTTCTATTGCTGGCCGCTGTTCAATCTGTACTTCTTTAAGTCTTACTGCCGCTTCCATAATGATGTCAGGGATTTTATTCCAAGATTTTAATGCATATGCTGCCTCCCTTCCTTGCACATCATTCTTCCAGCCAACTTTAGAATTACACCTAAAACCATGGGACATATTTATCTTTATACAAAATCTCAAAGCCCTATCAAGTTTTGATTGAGTATAATTGCAAGGCTCTTTATATACATTTTCATACACCACCCTCGAATATGGTGTCATATATATCTTAGCAACTAACTTTTCTGGCATATCTCTAATGACCTCAAAGAAATTAACGACCTCTCCATCTAAGTCGTTTATGGTTTCAATATTGGAAGGGGTTTTATTAAAAAATACCGCACCACTTCCAAAATACGGCTCCACATAGCTATGATGCTCAACCATATTCTTTATTATCCACCTCGCAATCCGCCACTTTGCCCCGGGATATTTTAATATTGCATTCAAGTTACTAATCCTCCTCTATACCTTCAAATACCAACACCATAACTCTTGGCTCATCTTTATCAATATCAAAACGATCCTTAAATCCTGCCACATTTTTCCAGCCGTCATTTATGATAAGTCCTGTTTCAATCATTGCATCAAGAATGTACTTCTTAGCACTTGCTATATTGTCCTTGTCTCTTTTTTGATTTTTTTCATACCAGTAGAAATTTATTCCTACCGGTTCTCTGCACTTGTAACCCTTAAGACCTTCTTCATATATAGCCGCCTTGACCATATCCATGTTCTTTCTCTTAAGCTTGTTTCCTGTTGCCCAGTATTTTCTGTTAGCAGCAATAAGCTCATTAAGCCCTGCAAGACTTCCTTTGATCGTAAAGCTAATCATTCTTTCTCCTTTACCCCCTTGAGTTTTCCTGTCATTCTTTGTCTGACAAGGTTATCCAAGTCTTCCTCATTATCATTTCTTTGTTCAAAATTTAAAAATCTATTACCTGTAACCCTTGTGGGTTGATTTCCTTGAATTGCCTGTTTAGGCTTATTCTTCTCTTCAAGCTTGAAAAAACCTGTCCAACTTTTCAATATTGATTTTTTTATTATCTTTATAGCCAGTTCTGTATCTTCACCCGCAAGTTCTTTGAGTACTTCCATGTGTTCTTTTATAGCCCTACTGGTCAAATCTTTCTTTGCTTCTTTTCTATCTGCTATAAAGTCCTTAAAAGTTTTATCTAACTCATCATCTTGATAATAAACAACATCTTTATTTTTACCCTCAGATTTTTTCACTGTCTTTTGAGTGTCCGCACTTTTTGCACTATATATATTATTTTTATTTACTTTACTTTCCTTTACTTTACTTTGTGTACTACCGTATACATTAATCGAGTTTCCGTATACATTAATCGAGTTAATGTATACATTTTTATATTTTTGGGTGCCTTTAATAAGAAGATACTCTTTTTTCAATTCCACATATTCTCGTCTGGATGATCCGAGTAAGTAATTTTCCTGTATCTCAGAAGATGTTAAGATACGATACTTATCATACATGTCTTTTGAAAAAATGAATCTTCTAATACAAGCTTCGACAATTCCGTCTATTAAGTTTCTATCATCACTAAATGAACCGTTCTCCGACGCAAAGAGCAATGACCTTTCTTCGTCCCATTCACAGTAGTAACCATACTCTCCATATATTTTCTGCAAGAGTTTGACGACTATAGCAAATCCTTTTAATCCATATTCAGCTTGTATTAATCTTATCCTCTCATCACTTTGGCACTCAAAAGGGAAATAATCCAAACCTACCTTTCGTGGTCGTGCCATTTAATACCTTTCTGTATAAATAGATATTTTATCCATACACTTAAATTATTTTTATCTTGATTGTGTCCCCTTCTTTGACGAATAAAAGAAGGGGACTATAATGGCTTTCTTTCGTAACATATCCCTGTGATATAAGTAAGCCAAATGACGTAAATACTACGTCTACAGTTACATTTGCATTTTTTAACGTGGTTTGCTTCCACAAGAGTATATTCGTTTGACTACCATATAAAATTACACTACTCTCAAACTAAGTTCGGCTTTTATAGCAGCTTATCCGACCCTGCTAAAGATTTGGCTTTTATAGTAGATTAGTCCAACCCTACTGTTAAAGTGTGCTGTTTTAATGAGATTATCCGGCTCCTCAAAGCTTAATTATTAAGCTACTTCTCGCTCGATCATTGGAAGTATTTCATTTCTTTTCAATAGATCATATAAAAATAATCTGCCTTTTTGAGTCCAGTATGTCTGTACTGATGTTCCTTGAGTACCGTCCAACTTGTTATATATATGTGTTTTTGTTTGTGTATATCCCTTGTTCTGATATTTTGAATATAAAAACCATATACCGGATTGGTTGTATTGAACTCCCAGTTTATGTAGCAACTTGTTAAGGGTCTTTGCCCCCATACCGTAATCTTTAGATATTTCTGTTACGGAAAGAAGTTCCGGACACTGAAGTATCAAATCATGATAATCAGCTTTAGGCTTAAGTTCAGCTATCTGCTGATCTTTTATCTTATTATCAAGCCTTAATGTAGATAGCTCCTTTTCAGCTATTCTTAATGCCCTTGCCATTATCTTTTCAGGGCTATTGTAATCCTTTTCAATCTGTATGAAGTACCGCCTAGCTTGCTTTCCCTTGTCTGAACGCTGTATCATGCAGATTTCTTTTGCCATATCTATTTTTATGAGATGGTCTTGTAAGCTTCTTTTTACTTCTCTGTTACCTTCAAGCTGAACTTGCTCAAAAATGAGTGAGTTGAAATCAACTCCTTCAGTAAACCCATACTCACACATTCTAGGAAACCAATCGCTATAACGTGTTTCTATCCCTAATACCTCATGTAGCTGTCTGCCACTAACAACCGGATCTTCGTTACTATTAAATCTGATATCTATTAATTCGTTCATGCCTTTCCTTCCTAATCTCCGAAAAGACTGTTTTGTATGTTATTCTTTGAAGCGGTATTCGCTTCAGGCTCTCCTTTTACTCCATTACTCTCTTCCTGATCTGCTTCATATTCTTCTACATCATCCGGTACTGCATCAATAACAGTATCTTCATTAATGTAATCTTCCTGATTATCTACATAATAGGATGAACCGTCCTGATTGATTACTGCCATATCCTTATCAAATGCTGTCATCATATCTATGCTCATGATCCCCCATTTGCTTATAAGCTGCCTTAGCATAGTCTTATAAGCCATTGAGTCAAAGTCTTTAGCCCAAAAGGTCCATGTAGTACCTTTTCTTTTATCTGCTGCATAAGCCTGTGAATACTTCAATGCGTGCTCTTCCATCTTCTTTTTAGACCAGTACAAAGTTTTCTTAAATCCGTTGTTATACTCAAACATGGCGTAGTAGCCTATAGTTTCAGTATTCTCTCTTACGGTATCATCCTCTATAAGATTAACTTCTATCTCTTCATTAAGTGGATCATATCGTACAAGTTCGCCGTTTTTGATTGCTAACACATTAAGCTTTTTATACTGACCGCTTCTCATTGCCAACTGTAAATATCCCTTGTACCCGAGCTGGAACTGTGCAACCTTCCCTTTTGTCTTATCATTAAACGGTACCATGTAGTACTGCCCAAGCTGTGGACTTGGAGAAAGTCCTAAACTATTTCCTAAAAGTGCTGCTGAAAGAATTGACTGATTTGTGCAACTTTGCAACTCTTGGTTTGTATTAACTGCTGAAACTATTGAAGATATGAACCTGTCTCCGTTCTTTCCACCTATAACACTGTTTATCTGATTCTTTACTGCATCCTGTGTAAGATATGCTGTAAGTCCGTTGCTCTTCTTTTGCTTTGCTAAACTGTTCTGTACTGCCATTTTCTCTATCTCCTTCTTTTAGTTGTTTGTAGGTCTTCTGAACTTTATATTGTTGAGTTTAAGATAAGATGCAAGCTTTTTAGCCTCTTCACTGCTCAGATAAGCTTCAAACCCTATCCACTCCCTGGAAATTATCAAAGGTTTGTCCAAATCGGAAGGTTCACCTTTTTCTTCTGAAGTCTTAACGGTTTCTTTTTCCGGCATCGGATTTTTAAGTGCCTTAGCAGTTTCTTCCTCCGCTTTCTTAGCTTCTTCCTGTGCCTTAAGCTCTGCTTTTCGTTGTTCCTCCTCAGCTTTCCTCTTAGCTACATCTACAAGCCCGTTAGCCTCGTTTATAGCCTTTGTAACATCTAAAGTTTTTTTATACACATCCTTGGCTTTAAATGAATACTCCGGAAGACAATCCAGTGTATTTAATGCGTTTTCTACATCAATAAGGATATTCTCAATATCTTTTTTGATACTTGCCATTGAAGTGGATACATTAAGCCATTTAGGATTGAATATCTGCTCATAGGTAGGAATTTCTCCAACCTTTAGGCTGTCCCAGTATTCTTTAATATCTGCTGCCTTTTTCGCCTTCTTTTCTTCATCAAATGCCTTTATCTGACTGTCTATAAGTGCTATAGGTTCATTCACTATAGCTACTATATCCTTAACTTGTTTTTCAAATGTCTCATAAGGCTCTAAGTACTTCCTTTTGATTTCTTTTCTTTTATCTTCTAAAGCTGTTACAAACTTATTTAACTTAGCCTTATCTGCCTTAGCTGATGTAACCTGATCATCCGTATAAACTAATGTCTTATACATCTCTACCTTTTGAGTAACTTCTGCCTTTATCTCTTCATGATTCCATTCAATAGCCTGTAAAGCGTTATCATCTTTAGGACTGTATATCTTTAGCTCCATATTTTCTCCTTTTTGGTTTTTAAGCGGTTGTCAATTGTAGGTTTACAACCACTTTAGGTTTTATAATTTTCATGTCAGATCCAACTGTAAACATACGGTTGACAGTTGAATCTTATATGTCCGGAAGAATTAAACTTGGAGGATTTCTTTTTTTAAGACTTTCCCAAAACTTCTCTTCTTCCCTACATAAGTAATCTATATCCTCTTCAACTTCATTTCGATCTATAAAGTAGTGCCTTATTTGTATATAGACCTCATTATTGAATACACTCTTTAGCTGTGCTTT